AAGCACCTAAACTAGGATTCGTTCCTTTGAAGGGTGAGATTCTTGAGAAGGCAAGAGCAGCTGTTGACAAAATCGGAAAGTAAATTCCATAAAACTGCAAAAAAAATTCGGGCAAATTTTTGCCCGAAAAAGTCAACCAGTTTTCTTAAGACGCTGACTAATATAGTTGGCGTCTTTTTTATATAAATTCTTTTTCCTAAAGTCATCTACAAATGACTGGAAGAAAGCAGGTTTAAGTAAATATATTTCTCTCTTCTTTTCATTCTCTCTATAAAAATTTTCAGCAACAGTAATAGGATTACAAATCTCATTACCATTCTTTAATGACACAGTACCATCTATATTAACTTTGTGTTGTGCATTATAAAATGTTTCATCAACACGTAGACCAGCAGCATATTGACCAATCTTTATTGTTTCATAGTAATCTATCTCACTGTATGCATCATCATATTCTGACTCTAATACTTTACTAATCTGATAGTTAGTCATCGGCCAGTCGTATTGTACGTTGACCAGATTATTTGTCAATAAAATTACCCAGTCATAGAATGGATCACCGTATGCTTTATCAGCTAAACTGTCAGGACGTTCTCCATCTTCAATTGCATACTTTTTAAAGAAGACAGCGTAGGAAAATATATCATCATTTATTTTGTATCTACGAAAGAAATTCTTTGCAGTTACAACATCTGATTCAGAGAAAGGATAACTGATTGGTTTCTCATCATATTCTATGTTTGGTAGTAAGGAAAAATACATTAGAAACCTCTTTCTTGAACGTCTTCTGAGAATACAAGTTTTGTTTCCATGAAACTAATCTTTAATTCTGTTGCAACTGGCATGTTTCTGTCAATTGTTGCATAAACATTGTCAGGAGTATAGTTAACATTAACATCTGTAATAGCACACATCTTATATCTAGGAAGGAATCTGTTTCTGTCATTACCTCTCATAAAATTAACTGCACATACTTTTGGAACTTGAATAAATCCAGCTTGTAGTGCGTCATTTTCCTGACCAAAAACTTTAACGTCTTTACCTAGTTTATACTGAGGTAGCATTGCTTGTTTAAATATTTTTATGATAGCTTCTATTCTTAGAGAATCTTGATCGTCAAATGGTGACATCTTAAATGTGAGATCAAACGTTCTTAGTTCCATGCTCTGAAACAGAACTTCTACGTTTGGGTTTCTTGCAACTCCAGAGATACCACCAAACAAATCACCTGCTGAGATCTGATCTCCTGTTATTTTTGTAGCAAGACCAGTAACAATTGAGGCAGCTGCTTCTACCATAGATTTCTTGAGAGCTTTATCTAATGTTTTTCCACCTGATTTTATTTTGTCAATGGTTCCTTCTTGACCAGCAGCTGCGATCATTCCAGTAGTCATAGCTCCAAACTTTTTACCCTCCCATTTTGCAGAGAAAGCATCTTGAATATCTTGTGGCATATACAAAAGAATCTGTGGGTATGCTTTGTCTTTAAAGTAATCACCTGCATATCCACTAGCATTGTAATCACCTAAAGTTAAGTTAGCATATGATTCACCACCTGCATCATCCAGTGATTGTTTATCTTTAAATGGTGGTCTATAATCATAGAAGTCAAACATTACAAAATCCTCAGCCTCATCAATTAACATGTCATGAGGATATCTTACAGAACCTCCAGCACCATTTACAGCAGTGCCTGATCCACCAAATTTTGTTTTGATCGTGCTTACTTCTTCTAAAAAAGGATTATAATCTTCATATGGATTACTGTAACCTTTTGGATTGTATTTTCTACCTTTTGGTTGAATATTACCACCAGTAGTCCAAGATGAACCAGTCCATATAGGATACTTAGCACCTCTAGAGGTTTCTTTCTTCTTCCATTCTCCTATTTTTGGTGGTACATCTTGTGACGCCATTACGTAGCCATCTCCCTAGATTGTGTAGTGCCATAACCTCGGACAATTCTTTGTCCTCTGATTTTATCATAGAAGGTCTCATTGGTTTCTTTCCAAACATCTTCCTTTTTAATAGAAAATGATAAACCATTAATTTCTTTCACAAAATCTTCTGTAGGGAGAAGGATAGCAGTATCCCATTCACTTGCAGCTAGATCTAATAACAAACCTTCAACATGAGGCTGTAGGTATTTATGGAAGCACTTCTTGGGAAAGTCAATTCTACCCTGAATTAATTTCTTAGTTGCCTGAATTCTTCTCTTAGGTGTCAAGTAATGTAGGTTAAGTCCCCAGAACTCACTCCTACTTGACTTCAAGACATATACAAGTGGAAACTTATCAAAGTAAGGCAAGTGTTTCATTTTTGCCTTGTATTCAAACATGTACATGTGACCTTGCACAGTATATCTACGAAGTTCATTGGCGTCTTGATCTTCTACAGCACCAATGTTGTCACTCTTTTCTTTTAAGATATACTTATTAAAATTTTTCTTATATGAGCTAGCTTCTGCTTTTACTGCGGAACGATACCACGCTAGTGATTTCTTTTCTCCTGCAGTTTTAGCACTAATTTTTTCAAATAGTGTTGTTGCCATTTTTTCATACTCCTAAATGATCCTCGGTTAGTATTAAGAAGTTCATCTGCCTATCTTCACAATAATCACGAGCAGCAGACCATTTAGTTTGGTTTTTTGCGTATGTTAATGCAGCATTACGATATGAGGCAGTTCGTTTATTTTTCTCATTCGGTGGTTGTGTTTGCTTTTTGGGTTTTACTTCAATAATATACTTTGTGATTTTACCAGTCTTTTCATGAACTTTAATCCAAAAATCTGGGTAATATCTTCTCACCTTACCATCAGGAGCTCTGTATGGTATGATTATCTCTTCACTTCCCCACTGTAATATTGAAGGGTTATTGTCACAGAACACCATGAACTTTCGTTCCCATAGTGACCTATAAACAATATTTGTCGGGTTGCCACGATACTTCTTGGGATGTATTGGTTTATAATACCCAGAGTACGCCATAAATATAAATGTTCCAACATATTTATTTAGCGTGGCATCTATCAATAATTTCTTAGCAACAATGAATGCTAACGGTGGTTTGTCACTAGCAAATAGTTTTGTGGTGCAAATTTTAGAAGAAGATGGAAGTGCTGCTGAAAATAATATATTTGAGTTTTTATGTGATGAAGCACAACTTCCTAACATACAGGCAGCTAGTGGAACTCTTGAAGGTAGATATACTGGTGAGGGTCAGGTAAACTATCCACATACTCGTGTATTCACAGAAGTTCAACTTGGATTTCAGTGTGATGCTAATATGACTCCTTTAAAATACTTAAATGATTGGTATGGCAGAATATTTAATGAACCTCCTGCGGAAGATTCAACAACATTTGACGGCACTCCTGTAACACCAAGAGCAGCAAATAGAACTAATAAATTACAGTATCCAAAAGAGTATTGTAGAACAGTTAAAATTATAAAAACAGAAATAGGTCCTGATAGTGCACCACTAAGACCTTCAGTAACATACTTATTAGAAAGAGCATGGCCATTTGCTATTGATGCAGTGCCATTACAATTTGGATCTACTTTACTAACAAAAGTTACATGTCAACTGTATTATACTAGACATACTATAGTACATAATAATATCACCCAATCTGTACCATTCTAGCAAAATTGACTTTTCAATTCCATAAAAGTGGGAAAAATTTTCCCGCTATTTTCTTGTTTAAAAAGTCGCTAAATATAAATATGACCTTGGAGTAGATATTATGGCATTGCCAACCATGGATTTACCAACTTATGATTTGGTAGTTCCATCAAATAAGAAAAAAATTAAATTTCGTCCTTTTCTGGTAAAAGAAGAAAAAATCCTATTAATGGCACTAGAGACGGATGATGAGAAAAACATTAAAAACGCCGTATTTGAATTATTAAAAGCTTGCATTAGTACAAGAATCAAACTTGATAGTCTTGCATCTTTTGATTTAGAGTATATTTTCCTTAATATTCGTGCAGTTTCTGTTGGTGAAATGGTTCAAATGAATATTACTTGTCAAGATGATAATGAGACGCAAGTTAAGTATAATTTAAACCTTACTGACGTTAAAGTAATTTTTCCAAAAGGACATGATAACAAAATCATGTTAACTGACAGCACTGGTGTTATAATGAGATATCCTTCCTTTGATGGATTTATTCAAGGACAATTTACTGATAATAAGGAATTTGACGTAATTAAAGTTGTTGCAGAGTCTATTGATCAAATTTTTGAGGGAGAAGAAGTATATGACGAATCTACTACCAGTAAAAAAGAATTTGTTCAATTTGTAGAAAGTTTAACAACTCCACAATTAGAGAAAATACAAGGATTCTTTGAAACAGCTCCAAGACTGGAACATTCGTTCAAAGTAACTAACCCCAATACTGGTGTTGAATCTGATTATACTCTGAGAGGACTGCAAAGTTTTTTCGGATAGCACTCTTCCACAACACTTTGGAAGGGTACTACAAAACTAACTTTGCTTTGATGCAACATCATAAATACAGCTTGAGTGAAATTGAAAACATGATTCCTTTTGAAAGACAGGTTTATGTCTCCTTATTAATGCAGCACTTAGAACAAGTTAAACAAGAACAAGAAAAACAAAAAAGGTAATGGCAGCATCAACTGTAGCATATAGTGATACCACAGGTAATCAAGATTATCTTGGTATGATTGCAGGTCAAATTGGAAGGCGTCTTAAACAAGCTTCCGATATGGCATCAGATGAACGTGCCTTTGCAGAAGGAAAGGCAGAAGATGGTGGAACATCTTTATCAGAAGCAGGAATAGGTAAAGGATATTTTTTTAAGAGAGCCCTTGGTTCAAGATTTGGCGGTGATGCAATCGCTAGAACTAAGGGCAGAATGGGTATGGGTGGTGCTGGAACCAACCCTACAGGAAACTTTAAAAGCAGATTTCGTGGTGGATTTGATTATAATGTAGTTAATGAAATTCAACAACCATTATCCAATGCATTAATAGATGGACTTCGCGGAGTAGAGTCGGCGTTATCTGATATTTCTGTATCTCTTTCTGCACTTGCAAGAAGTCAGTCTGTGAATAATCAGTTGATGCAGGGTATACTTACCAGAATGCAGAGACAACAGTCAAGACAATCTGCAAGAGGAGAAGAAAGAAGTCTTGAAGGAGGTGGTGGCGGTAGTCGTAGAATGATTAATATTACACCACAACCAGTAGGACTTGGTGGTGGATTTGGTGGTGGAATGGATGGCGGTAGAAACAAAGTATTGTCAGGTTTGGATACTTTTCAAACTGGTGCAAAAATCTCTACAAACGTAAAAGGACTTAAACAAGCTCGTACTGCTCTTAATGTTGGAAAAATAGCTAATAAAACTGGAAAATTATTAAAAATTCCTGGAACTGCGTTAAGAAGTGCGATGACCAACATGTCTTTCAAAAATCCATTAATGGGTTTGAAGGCACTGAAGGATACCATTTCAGCTCAGTCAGGAGCTGGATTATTGGGGTTTGGAGGGAAGCGAAGACAATTATTTAATTTCTTTAATCCTAATTTTGCTGCAACAGGAACTGACAAATTGTATGATCCTGCATTGGATATTGCAAGAAGAGCAAGAGGAAAAGCAATAATTGACAATTTATTAGGAGGTTCTGCTGATTTAAGTCAAGGATTTGCTGATGACGGTACAAGAATATTAAACAACGCATTTCCAAACACTGCACTTCCACCTACAAGTGCGTTAGTGGGAGAAAGCGTACCAGCAAATTTAAAAAAAATAATGACAGTTGGTGGTGATTCTACTGTAAAAACAGCGATCAAACGTCAGGCGAAACGATTTGGAGCAAAGACAACTACAGATGTTGGTGTTAAGGGATTTCCTGCTGCACAGAGAATCGCACAATTAGATGATGCTGGTGTCAAGGCAGCAGATATTGCAACAGATCAAATTGTCAAGCAAGGAACTAAAGAAGGACTTAAGAAAGGTAGTAAACTTGCAAGAATGATGGTTAAGAATTTTGGTGCTGCTGGAACTAGATCTATACTTAAAAAAATTCCAGTTATTGCTGGTGCTGCTGGTGTTTTATTTGGTATTCAACGTGCCATGGAAGGTGACTTTTTAGGTGCTGGACTTGAAATTACATCTGGATTATTAGGTGCTACTGGTGTTGGTAGTGGATTAAGTTTAGGTATTGATGGATTCTTACTTGGTAGAGATTTAGGTGTGGTTCCTATGGCAGACGGTGGTATTCTTCAAAGACCACTCGTAGGTGAAGCAGGTCCTGAAGCAGTTTTACCGCTTTCAGGAGCTAGAGGAAAGAAAACATTCAAAATGATGGGTGAAGGTACTTTACAAGCTAGAAAAGAAAACGAAAGTGAAGAAACTAAATTACAAGCACTTGGTCTTAAAAAATATTACGAAACTATGGGTGGATGGGATTCATTTGGTGAAGGACTTAAAGGTGTGTTTGGTATGACAGACAAAATTGGAGAGGTTTTAGAAAACGTAAATCCATTAAGTTCAAAGAATCTTAGTAAAGTCAATAATTCAAGTGCAGTAAATTCAATTAGAAATGTTATTGGTAGTGAAAAGGACGATGGATACATAGGTCCTAAATGGTTAGGTATTAAGAATCCTCTTGCAAATGAACAGGCAAATATGTTGAACAATACTTCTGCAGAAACGAGCATGGGATCGTTTATGATGCCAACGACCA